ATGGTTTGTACAAATCACACTTACGCAAGTCAAGATATGTTTGATCCAGACGATAAAATTAGTGGTGGACAAGGTTTTGTTTATGCAAGTTCTATCGTTGTTGCTATGAAAAAACTCAAACTCAAAGAGGATGAGGATGGCAATAAAGTATCAGATGTAATGGGTATTCGTGCTAGTTGTAAGATCATGAAGACTCGTTACAGCAAACCTTTTGAAACTGTGCAAATTAAAATTCCGTATGAAACAGGTATGAATCCTTATTCAGGTATGGTTGATATGTGCGAGAAAGCCGGACTGTTAAAACAAGAAGGCAACAGACTCAAGTGGATTGATCCAGAGACAGGTGAAGAATTCAAATTCTACCGAAAAGAATGGAAAGATGATAAATTAGATATGATAATGAATAAATTTCATATCAGTATGACTAAACCAACTACCATTCCAGAGGAGATTGACGAGAATGTTGAATGAAACACAAATTGGCGATATTTGGCTTAACTTTGTTGAATATATAGATAAAAAACAATTAGAGACTGTGGCAGAAAGATATATCGATTTGCTTGCAGACTTTGGAGTAACCGACAGGACTTTTCAGGCAGCAACAGGAGTTGATGAAATTCTTGACCAAGCTATTTCATATTATCTAAATGAAGACGAAGATGCAGAACCTGAAGATGAAGACTATAGAGAATTAGACTTTTAATGACTTGGTACACAAAGATTTCAAAAGACATTTCGTATATCCCAGATGCTGTGGACTATTTTAATAGCGAGCTATTGGTTGCTAGAAATGAATGCCGTATAACGGGTAATATAGAAAGAGCAGCCGCCGGTATGCCCGGCATTGTAGAACAACGATTTAGTCAGCTTCAAGAAATTGAAGCAATTTTGGAATATTTGAATATTGAATTACGCCGACTTAAAAGTCAACATTTTCGTAAGTACTTAGAAAACTATCAACGTGCTCTAAGTAGTCGAGATTGTGAAAAATTTGTTGAAGGTGAGGCAGACGTTGTTGACTTTGAAAAAATTATCAATGAGTTTGCTTTACTTCGCAACAAATGGTTAGGCATTACCAAAGCACTTGATCAGAAACAATGGCAACTTACTAACATTGTAAAACTTCGTGTTGCTGGTATGGAAGATGCTACGTTATAAATCATTTTACCAAATTGAACTCAGTGGGCCTTAAATAATATTGAGGCCTATTTTTTTTCTATATATGTTGACTTTGCTAAAAAGAGAGTTTATAATTACAATATGAACACTGTTGACAATTTAGTACTTAAAATCGTAAATTATGTGACCCCCACGATCGAAGAATGTATTTCTTCTCGTGATGCAAGGGTCCTACGAAGCATGGCTAGTAACATTACCAGTCAATATTTTATCACTGAAAATCAATCTAAACTAATAATTAAAATATTGAAGGAAAATTCAAAAAAAATGCCTGAATTTTCTGAAGAAATTGACCAAATAATTACCACTGCGTTGTGGTCAAGATCATTTAGACAAATTCCTGAGATAAAAAAACTGTATATTTCAAAAAATAATGATGGCGATTCAGTGCTATGTCTTGAAAGCTCTTTTATATCCACAGTAAGGCATAAAATTTCTCAAATTTCAAAAAATGTTGAAGGAATTAACATAGTCTCCCCTGGCAAAATTTTTCATGCCGACCTGACTGAAAAAAATATTGTTATACTAGTGGAAGCATTTTCTTCGTTGGACTTTGAAATTGATGAGCTGATAAAACATCACTACAAAACCATAAAATCTTGGTCAAAAACTGAGGTTGAAGACCAGTTTTTAATTACAAATATTACACACCAAACTTTTCACAAACAAATTGCCGCAGACATTGGCCTTGAGACTCATGCCAGTGATCCTATTATTTTTGATAGGAGTGTTAGGTATCAATACAAGATAAAAAAACCTGAAAATTTCACCGAAAATTTGATAAATCTTTTGGCATTTAGAGAGCAATCTAAAATTTGGATTGACAATACAAAGTATACTTTAAACTCAATCATCAGTGCATTAGTTGAACTAAAACGTTTACCGGTGTTAGTTGTATTCAATAGTGAAAATAATTCTACACTGACAAAAAACGTAGAAAATTTGGCAGAATCATTGAAAGAAAACAACATAACTGATAATGTGGGGATTTATTTTAGATTAACAAATGATGACAGCGGCAAAAAATTTAATACAATCATTGCAGAAAACAATTACAATAAATTTTTAACAGATACCACAAAAGTAGTTGGTATACAAAGTGGAAGAATTCCAAAATTTTTCTTAAATTCTCCATGGAAGCCTATGAGTGTGATATTTGTAGGCGGCGGTTCGCTAAGACACAATAAAACTAGTGTGTATGCAAATGGTTGCGATTTAGTTATTTCTTACTGCGAAAAAGATCCTTTAATTATTTACAAACCATGGTTATAAAATTAGTTATTAAAGACGAAGTTAACATTAAAATTGAGGGTCTTCCATTAGACGCTCGAAAAAAGTTAGCCAACACATTTAAGTACGAAAATCCAACGGCAAGGTATCACCCGGCTTACAAATTGGGCCGGTGGGATGGCATGGTTAGTATGTTTGGACTAGGTGGCAACGGCTACTTGAGCCAGCTTGAAAAAGTATTAGAAGTTTTATACAACCAAAATATTGATATTGAAGAAGTAGAAGATTTACGCACTACTAGCAAGATTGAATTTACAGAAATTACAAATAGTTACTGGGCAGATATGGGAAAGGTATGGCCGGAAGGACACAGATTTGCTGGGCAACCTATTATGCTACGCGACGATCAAGTTGAGGTTGTAAACCGCTTTTTTACCAATACACAAGCACTACAAGAAGTTGCCACAGGTGCTGGTAAAACTATTATGACAGCGACATTAAGTCACTGTGCAGAAAAATATGGCCGTACTATCGTCATTGTACCTAACAAAGACTTAGTTGTACAAACAGAAGCTGACTATATTAACGTTGGATTAGATGTAGGTGTTTATTTTGGAGATCGTAAAGATCTTGGCAAAATGCATACTATTTGCACATGGCAAAGTCTTAACGTATTAGACAAGAAAAGTAAGAATTGGGATTTAGATCTTGCACTAACTCTTGCAGATTTCCTTGATGGTGTACGCACAGTTATTGTTGACGAAGTCCACATGGCAAAAGCAGAAGTTCTTAAGAATTTGCTGACACAAAACTTAGCAAATGCTCCTATCCGCTGGGGACTAACTGGTACGGTTCCTAAAGACGATTTTGAAGCGCAACCTATTTTTGCATCAATTGGGCCAGTTGTTGGCGGAATCAAAGCACACCAGTTGCAAGAGATGGGTATTTTAAGCAATCTCCATGTTAACATTGCCCAACTTATAGATTTACCAGAATTTAAATCTTATGCAGAAGAATTAAAATATCTTGTTACGAACCCTGACAGGATGAAATACATTGCACAATTAGTCAAAGGCTTATCAGAATCAGGCAACACATTAGTTCTAGTTAATAGAATTGATTCAGGCAAACAATTAATAGAATTATTAGACGACGCTGTTTTTATTTCAGGCGAAGTAAAAGGCACTAAACGACAAGAAGAGTACAAAGAACATGCAACAAATGATAACAAGATTACTGTGGCGACTTATGGTGTGGCCGCTGTGGGTATTAATATCCCCCGTATTTTTAATCTGGTTCTTCTTGAGCCCGGAAAGAGCTTTGTTCGCGTTATACAATCAATTGGGCGAGGCATTAGAAAAGCGGAAGACAAAGACTTTGTACAAATCTGGGACCTTACTTCGACCTGCAAGTTCGCCAAGCGTCACCTCACAACGAGGAAGAAATTTTACAAGGATGCCAAATATCCGTTCACGATTGAAAAGATAGATTGGCAAAAATAAGGAATTATGCAAATATTAACATTAGACAATGAGACATTCTCATTAAACAATTTACCAGATGAGGTAGATGAAAATACTAGATTCGCAGTACTAGATAACAGTGATCCAAAAGAACCAGATTTTTTCTTTATGCCATTAATATTCTTAGAATCATTTAATGCTCCGGCAATGGTACTGAGAATTGGTAACGATGAAGTTACAATGCCATTGGATTGGTCAATTGCCGTGGGAGACAGTACAGCGGCAAGCGATATTGAAATTTTACCTTTAACCAGCTTAAATGACAGAGGATTTGAGGCGCTAGTGTTTAATCCTCTTAGTAGCTTTAGGGTAGAATTTAAGAAGATTGAAATTGTAAATTTTTACAGCGATGTTAAATGGTACTTTCCTAAAATGAAAAACGGGCAACTGTTAGCAACTCCAACCCGTGCTGGCCATAAACCTGATTGTGTTTACTTTGTCAAAGAGATTAATAGACAAAGTGAAATTATACAGCTGGATAAAATACTCTAATGGGAAGCCTTACACCCGGGGTTGGACTAGTGTATGAACGCAACGGTGAAGAGATTTATGCTCGAGAAGTTGGCGCACCTACAGCTGAAAGAAAGTTAATAGGATACATGTACGAAAACAAAAAAGACCCTAGAACTAGTGACGGTCGTCCATTGATCGAACACTTAAGAGAAGATCAAATGTGGGGAGAAATTCGTCGAATGGCTCCTACCAATCCAGCTTTACAAAAGACCCTTGATCGTGCTATAATGATATACAAGTTGAGTAAGGATAAGTTAAAATGAGCGAAAAGATTGAACTTAAAGAGAAGATACAGGCTGTAGATCAAAATGTCCGAGAGTTGTGGGACGCAATGGATGCCGATCAACAAAAATCTCTTAAGTCTGAACTTTTTATTCTTAACAGATACATCAGCAATGTAAAAAGCAGTGACCCGGAAGTACAACAACACTTTGTACTCACCGTGAATGAATACTTTAATAAGAACTGGAACGACTTACAGAAACACCCCAAATTACTATGGTTATTGTTGTGTATGTGCAGTTATAATGGTAAAACATTTTTTCATGAATGGATTGGAAATAAAAAGAAATCTGGTACTGGTGGCAAGAAATTAAAATTTCTTGAAGAAATTTATCCTAATAAAAAAAGAGATGAACTAGAGCTTATGGCAGAACTTGCCTCTGATAAAGACATGAAAGAACTTGCTCGCAAATACGGAATGGATGAAGCTATTATTGCTAAAAAATTAAAATGATGACTCTAATGGATACTAAACCTTATGCGTGTCAATATTGTAACGGCAAATATTCTAAAGAAAAAACGTTAGCGGTACATGTTTGCGAACAAAAACGCAGGGCCTTGGCACAAAATGAACGTCATGTATTGTTAGGTTTTGACACATATAATAGATTTTATAAAAAAACACAAAATGCCAAGCAAGACAAAACTTATGAAGAATTTCGAAAGAGTTCTTATTATAATGCTTTTGTAAAATTTGGTAGTTTTGTTAGTAATGTTAATCCGTTATACCCGGACAGATTTATTGATTATGTTGTAACTAGCGGAGTTAAATTAGATCATTGGTGTCGTGACGAATTATATGATAGCTATGTTGTTGATCTTGTTAAAAGAGAACCGGTCAATGTTGCATTAGAAAGAAGTATTAAACATATGATATCGTGGGGCGATGCAAATAATGCACAATGGAATCATTACTTTCATTATGTAAGTCTAAGTCGTGCTGCCTATGATATTAAAGATGGTAAAATAAGCCCGTGGTTAATATTAAATTCGTCTAGCGGTAAAGAAATGCTTAAGAAGTTTAATGATGAACAGTTAAACGCAATTATGGTAATAATGGATGTTCCGTTTTGGATGAATAAATTTAAAAGAGCAACCAATGATGTTGACCTAGTTAAACAAGTAGTTAAGGAGTCAAATATATAATGCCAGATATTGATATTGATTTTGCTAACAGAACAAAAGCACTTGAGCATTTTAAACATGTTACGGCCGCAATTGAAGATAATGGCACTTTTAAAAAACACAATACCGGTATATACTGTACTTCTGTGCCGTACAATCCTCTTACAGGAATAAGTACAATAGACTATAAAGAAGCAGAAAATAGAGGGTATTTTAAGATAGACTTTCTAAATGTTAGTGTGTATGAGGGCGTGAGAGATAAAGCTCACTTAAAACAACTAATGGAGACTGAGCCACTATGGGATCTATTACTTCAAGACGAATTTGTAAATCTATTATTTCATTTGAACGGGCATGGGGCGGTACTGAGGAAGACTTGCCCAACTTCCGTGGAACAATTATCTGCCGTCCTAGCAATGATCCGCCCTGCCAAGAGGCATTTGATTGGTCAGGATTGGACGACGATTATGAAGGAAGTTTGGACGATCCCAGAGACTGGTGAATACTACTTTAAAAAGGCACATGCTGTTGCTTATGCAATGGTAGTTGTGGTGCAGATGAACTTAATCTGCGAAAGTATTAGTTACGAGTATAGTTAACGAACCCTGCGTACAAGTTGTACTGATTTGCGTTTTACACGCTTAATAGTTAAATTCATTAGGTTAACCACTGGACCTAAAATAATGTTGGTATCTTTACTGTTAAATGTTTTTATGGCATAAGCAAATGGTTGTATTTGAGCCCTACAAAATATATTAATAGGAAATTGACGGTTTGATTCCCACCACCAAGTTTCACCTATTTCTAAAAACAATGTTTTTTCTTCTGGGGTTTTGATAGCGTTTAAATCGTAAAAACTTGTAACGTATTGATCTTGGTTGATAATAATACCAACATACTCATTGTCACCATAGTTTATTACACTAATAAACGGTAAATTTTGTTCTATATTGTCTCTTAGTTTTGCCATAAATACTGTAAAGGATCCTGCGTCTCATGCAAAAAATCTCAACATATTTATATCCAAATAGAATTGAACTATTAGCTGATCTGGCAGGCTTTACTACGGAGTATACCAACGTGTATCAAAGAACAGTGAAAATATATAACGGGATTGATAATATCATTGAATTTGATATTAAAAATGCTGATCAAAAAAGAATAGAGACCAGAACTGGGCAGAGTCCTGTTATAACTCAAATTGAATTAAATCTTATGGATGCTAGTGGTAATGCCCTACCAAACAGTCCATATACTATAACACCTACAACACTTAAAGGCATTGCTACTGCTACTATACCACAAGAAGATTTAGATGGGTTACAACCTCAATTTTTAAAATATAGTGTAACTGCTCTTAAAGACAGCAATGATGTGATATTATATGGAGACAGTAGATTTGGTGCTGTCGGTAGAATTGAACTAGTTGGTGATGCAATGCCAACCTTTAAGGATCCAATTATATACGATACGTATACTGGAGAAATTGATTTAAATGGTAATGTTATAAATCATTTCAGTGCAATGCCTACTAAATTTTACGAAGCAGTAGCTACAGAACTTGTTGACGTTAGCGTTTATGTTACCGGATTTATTGGCACAATTTGGCTTCAAGGAACTAGAAAAGATACTATTAATACTGAAGCATTTAAAAATGCAACACGCATTCAATCTACAACATTATCTGTTGCAACAACAACAACGGTTGAATTTAATAACATTGATGTATCCGAATTAAGTTATCTTCGAGTAAGTTTCCAAGGAAATAATCCACTTACTCCAACCGGAACAGTTGACAAAGTTGAATTAGATCCGCTATAATAAGGCATGAGCCTAATAGCGGATACACTACTCTCTTATCTACCGTTAAAACGAAAAACTACTCCTAGTGGTTGGATTAGTTTTAATGCTCCATGCTGTGGAGATAAAAGACAGCGCGGTGGGTTCATTGTCAATGCAGGCGAAGCAGTAAGCTATCATTGTTTTAACTGTCAATTTAAAGCAAGCTGGCAACCAGGCAGAACAATCAGTCAAAAGATGAACAAGCTCATGCGCTTGCTCAATATTCCTGACGATTCTATTAATCAATTACGATTAGAAGCACTACGGTTAAACGACACATCGACAACTGAAATTCGTAGCATCATTCCTAAGTTTGAAACAAGGGCGTTGCCAATAGATTCTATTAGTTTTGAAGAATTAAACACATTCTTAAAACTCCCAGACGGAGATTACGCAGTTCCAACAAAGTTTACTGAAGCATACGCATACTTGATTGATAGAAAAATCGATCCGTGGAGTTATCCATTCTATTGGTGTCCTAGAACAGGATTTAATAATAGACTTATCATTCCGTTTTTATACAAAGGTGAAATTGTAGGTTGGACTGCCCGTGCTTTTAGTGATGCTAAACCTAAGTATCTAAGCGAACAACAACCTGGATATGTGTTCAATCTAGATGCACAACACGATAATAGACAATTCGCAATTATCTGTGAGGGGCCTTTCGATGCGCTAAGTATTGACGGGTGTGCGTTACTTGGTGCAGAAATTAAAGACAGTCAGAATTGGCTACTTAAACAGCTAGGCAAAGAAATTATATTGGTTCCGGATAGAGATCACGAAGGCCCTAAAACAGTAGAACAAGCAATTGAATTTGGGTGGAGTGTTAGTATGCCTGACTGGCCCAAAGGTGTTAAAGATGTAAACGATGCCCTGTGTAAGCTAGGCAAGCTGGCAACATTATGGCTAATTATATCAGCGAAAGAATCCAACAGTCTTAAAATACAATTGAGAGCAAAAAAATGGTTCAAAGAATACTTAACATAATTTTATATCCCTTGCACAAGTGGCAAGAACGCCGAGCATTTAAAAAACGTTTGGAAGAATTGCGGAAACGTGATCCTTTTATTTACAAATGATTAGTTGGGGGATAAACGCTCTTAACCACGGCAGTAGTGTTGCTGTGTTTAAAGATGGCAAATATATCAACAATGTAATATCTACCAATGACAACTTATCTCCGGAGATGTATAAAAATTTTCTTGAGTATCATGGAACACCTGATAGGATATTTTGGTATGAACGCCCTTGGGTTAAGAAAGCGAGGCAAATACGTGCAGGACAATATAATACTGCATTTAGATTAGATAATCTTCCAAGTATTAATCTTAAGAAATGGGGACTAGGATATGCACCAATTACTTATACACCGCATCATGCTAGCCATGCAGCCGCAGGCTACTATACCAGTCCTTTTAATCATTGTGCTGTTGTAGTACTTGATGCAATAGGCGAGTTTGAATCAGCATCAATTTGGAACTGCATACACGGTGAAATGACCAAAGTATGGTCAAGGAGTTATCCACATAGCTTGGGATTATTCTATAGTGCTTTTACTCAGTTTGTAGGATTAACTCCAATCAAAGATGAATACTTGCTACAAAAGATGGCTGAGCAAGGCGATCCAGATCGGTTCCTGCGATACATTAGAACTTATTTTCACCCCAATAAAGTTTTAGATTTAAACACAAACTTCCATCGAGGAGTGTTGCATTGGGATAATAATCAATTAACTACACTACAAGAACAATGCGATTTGGCCGCGGCAGTACAACAAGTATTTGAGGAACAGATAGAACTAGTAATGACCACTGCCAGATTATACACCAATTCTGATTGTTTAGTTTACATGGGCGGTTGTGCTATGAACAGTACCGCTAATAAGAAGTATGTAGAACCTATGTTTAAGTATCGTTGGAGTTTGCCAAACCCCGGAGATCCTAGCAGTAGCATAGGTGCTGTTACATATCATACTAAAAATAGAGTTTGGAGGGACGACTGGGCTCCCGTCAAACATATTGCAATTAATGTTTAACTAATATATAATTAAAAAATGAAACAAAATACAGACTACGGATTTGAAATACAAAAATTGTACTTAGAGATGATGCTAGGCGATGCGGCAACATTTGCACGATGCCAAAGTATCTTTGATCACACATTGTTCGATCGAAAACTACAAACACCTGCAGAGTTTATTAACAAATATGTGCAGGATCATAGCGTGATGCCTACACAAGATATTATTAATGCAGCCACTGGATCTGATTTTAAAATTGCCACTGATTTACGTGATGAACACTTTGACTGGCTTATGAATGACTTTGAAACATTTATTAGACACAAAGGACTCGAAAGAGCCATCCTTGAGTCTGCAGACATGTTAGAAAAAGGGGAATATGGCACAGTTGAAGAAAAGATTAAGAAAGCAGTTCAAGTTGGTCTAAACAAAGACATGGGCACTGACTATTGGCAAGATCCTAAGGGACGATTACTAAAGATTAAAGATAAAAACGGCCAAGTAACAACTGGGTGGAAAACCTTAGACGATAAGTTATTTGGTGGTATGAATCGAGGCGAACTTAATATATTTGCCGCAGGATCAGGTGGCGGCAAATCGTTATTCCTTGCTAATCTCGGCGTTAACTGGGCGCTACAAGGACTCAATGTAATTTATCTCACTTTTGAGCTTAGTGAAGAGCTAGTATCAATGCGTATTGATTCAATGGTTACAGGTATCCCAAGTAGGGAAATTTTTAAAAGTATTGACGACGTTGAAATGAAGGTTAAGATGATTGGTAAGAAATCAGGTAGCCTTCAAGTTAAGTACATGCCAAGTGGTAAAAATGCCAACGATATCAGAGCATACTTAAAAGAGTATGAAATTAAAATGGGGCATAAAACAGATGTGTTGTTAGTTGATTACTTAGATTTGCTAATGCCAATTAGTCGTAAAATTAGTGCTGAAAATTTGTTTATTAAAGATAAGTTTGTATCAGAAGAATTGCGTAACCTGGCAATGGAGAAGAAATGTCTGTTTGTTACTGCGGCACAGTTAAATCGCGGCGCAGTCGAAGAAGTAGAGTTTGATCACAGTCATATCTCGGGTGGCTTGAGTAAGATTCAAACTGCGGATAATGTGTTTGGTATCTTTACAAGTCGTGCTATGCGTGAACGTGGGCGTTATCAAATTCAGCTAATGAAGACACGTAGTTCAAGTGGTGTTGGCATGAAACTTGATTTAGATTTTAATGTAGATACACTACGTATTAGTGATCTAGACGAACTTGAAAGTACCGGAGGCACACCTAGTGCCGGTAGCAGTTTGCTAGCCAGTATTAAACAACGTCAAACTGTAGATCCTAATACAGGTGAAATAAATCCGTTAAGTGGTGCACCAGTTCCAAAAATTAAAGCCGAAGTGCCTAGTAGTAAACTAAGAGAATTACTTAATAATTTGCCAGGGGATGATTTAGTATAATCTTGTTGTAATATCGTTTTTTAGGTGTTATAATAAATACGTATATAATACTTGGAAGCGAATCATGGAATTACATCACATCAGAGATATCACACACCCCTTGGCAGGGATCATTAAAGATGATCCAGTACGCCCACACATCCCTATCGAACAACGCATTAACGAGGCTGCTGAAATTATGATCCTTAAAGCAGGAGAAGAAGTTTTAGCAGCCACTTGCCTACAATGGTTAAGTGAAGTTCCTGAGGATGAGCAAGATTTGATCAATATGAATAAAGCTAAAGATGTGGCTGTATTTTATACCATTTGGAGTTACTCGCCAGGTGCAGGTGCTCGATTATTACAAGAGGCAGCTAACTGGATTAAAACAGAATATCCCGTAAAAAGTATCGTAACTCTAAGCCCACAAACAGAAATGGCTCGCAAGTTTCATTTAAAAAACGGTGCTCGAATTCGTAGAGAAAATCCTACCAGTGTTAATTACGAATACTATAGTAAGGAATAACAATGGGTCTTGCAACTAAAAGCCTTGTAACTAAAAATATTATTAGTAAAGATAACACACCTTCTATAGTTACTACTAATCTTCAGGCACATTTAGATGCTAGCATATCATATCCCGGGTCAACTATTTGGCCTGATGTATCAGGCAATAGCAACAGTTTCACTCTTAAAAAAGGACAAACTACCAGTAGCAGTACTGCTGTCGGGCCAACGTATCAATTTTCAAATAAAAATTACGGATTCTATTTTCGTCCAGACGGAACTTACAGTGATGCAGTAAACGACGGACAATGGCTCAGCGGCCCTACTAGTGTATTACAGACCTATACCAGCGGTACCATCGATTGTTGGTTAAAAACACAGGCCAAGACTAGAGCAGTTGATTTTAGAGACAGTAGCGTAACTACTGCACATTGTATTACTGCTAGGCAGCGCGATGGAAATTATAGTTATGGTGTTTTTAGCATAGGTGCTTATTGTGACAGTGCAGGACAACCACAACCAGGAGTTGCTGGGCGACTTTATTGGCATGGTCAAAATAGCGTAGTACAGGCGTTATCAACAGCTACGCTTACAGATAATACTGTATATCATATTGCAGTTACTTGGAGCGGATCTAATTGCAAGTTTTACATAAATGGCACACTAGACAGTACTACTAGCGGCAATTACAGTATTCCTGCTGATAGCGGAGGAGCACCAACATATGGTCCAACCATTGGCGTATGGCCTGCTAGTAATTTTAACATACATCAGTTTAGTGGTGTTATCTATGCTGTTAAAATGTATAATGCACAACTGTCTGACACTCAAGTACTACAAAACTATAACGCATTAAAATATAGATTCTAATACCTATAAATATTTGATGCCACCCGGTGTCTTCTATTTGCCAGAACTATACGACTTTGAGCACTTTGCAACTGCTCCGTGGCCTCATATTCACCACAACTGGCAGTCTGACTGGGTAGATAGTGTAGATCATCTTGAAACTTGGTTAAATCGTTATGTGGGGCCGCATTGGGCTAGCTGGGCATACGCACAACAACAAAATCAAGAATACTGGCAGGCCTGCATAGCATTTAAGTGGGCTAAACATAAAACCTTATTTTTACTAACTTGGACCTAACTAAATATACAACAGCTAAAAAGTGCTAATAAATATACTATGGGTTCAACATATTCAAACATTGCAATTAAAAGTATTGCATCATCAAATTCGTCAGTAAGTGTTCCAACAGTGAGTACAGTTGCCTTGACTAGTTCTATAGGAGCACTTAATAATACATTAAACACCAATGACATTGTTTATGCCACTGTTACATTTTCAGAAGCGGTTGAAATTACAGGTGTTGTAGGTTCTACGCCGTTATTAACACTAACAATTGGTGTAAGTCCAGTAAGTGCTACGTACTATAGCGGCTCTAGGACTACTCAGATTGTATTTGCCTATACAATTTTATCTGGACAAAATGATGCTAATGGTATTAGCATTGGTGCAAATTCAATAACATTCAATGGCGGAAGCATTAAAAGTTTATCCGGAGTTACAGCAACTATAACCCATAGTGCTGTTACAGATAATCCTACTTACTTAGTTGATACTACTTCTCCAACAATTTCTAGTATCGGTATCACATCAATAACGGGCATATCAAATGGCTATGGAAATGCCGGCGACATTGTTAATGCAACCGTGGTATTTACTAAAAATATTACTGTTACCGGATCTCCTACACTAGCACTAAACATTGGCGGTACTAGTGTAATATCAGCATATAGTTCTGGATCTGGCACATCATCACTGGTATTTACGTATACAATTTTATCCGGGCAAAATGATTCTAATGGTATTAGTATTGATGCTAACAGCGTAAGTTTAAATGGCGGCACACTTGTAGATTCGGTAGGAAATACAGCCACTATTACTCATTCAGCAGTTACCGACAACGCCAGTTATAAAGTTGATACCTTACAACCTTACGTAACCAACGTTGCATTAACAGGTGCATCTGGTTCTCAAAATAATTTATTAAATGCCGGTGATATTGTAACAGCTAGCGTTACATTTTCTGAAATTGTAACGGTTACAGGGTCACCTTATATTGCTATTATTATAGGAGCAAGTGCTGTTAATGCTGGATATTCTAGTGGATCAAATTCTACTACTCTTACTTTTACGTATACAATATTATCGGGACAAACTGACGTAAACGGTATTAGTATTAATGCTAGCAGTATAAGTTTAAATGGTGGCTCTATTACAGATCTTGCTGGGAATCCAGCAACAACAACACATTCAGCAGTTACTGATAATTCAACGTATCAAGTAGATACAACTAGTCCAACTGTTAGTTCAGTAGCATTTGGTACAACTTCTGGAACTCTTAACAGTATATTAAATACAGGTGATACTGTTCAAATTAATGTGGTATTTACTGAAACAGTAACAGTCTCCAGCGGGACTCCTTATATTGCTATTACTATAGGAGCAAGTGCTGTTAATGCTGGTTACATTTCTGGTAGTGGAACTTCTCAGCTAGTATTTCAATATACTATTTTAGCAGGACAAAATGATTCTAATGGTATTAGCATAGCGGCTAATTCTCTTGCCAGCAATGGCGCAACTATTGTTGATCTTGCCGGTAATACAGCAGTGTTGACTCATAATGCAGTAACAGATAATGCAAGTTATGTAGTAGATACAAGTGCTTCTACTCCTACATTAACTTCGGGATCGTTTACTACACTCGACAATGCTACAGTAACAATGCAAGAAGCTGGGACCGTTTATCTTGTTAATACCAGTGTATCAGTGACTAACGAAGCCAGTGTACTTGCTGCCGCTGATGCAAACTGGAATAGTGTAACTGTACTAGCTAATACTGCTACCAGTCTTCCGTTAACTGGCTTAAATAGCGGAACATATAGAGCCTGGGGCGTTGATTTAGCTGGAAATTTTAGTACTGGTGCTCCTAGTGCAAATAGCATAACTGTTAGTAACACAATTATACCAGTAGCAGGATCTTATACTCCGCAACTTGGCGCAACAGGAGTGCTTGTAACTAGTACAATTCAAATTACTTTTCAGACACCCATTCAACGGGGAACTGGAAATATTGAACTAAGAGTTGGATCAAGTACTGGTCTGTTGATAGAAAGTTTTATAGCAGCGTCGTCAAATCGAATAGCAATATCAGGAGTAACATTTACACTTTCTCCTACATCTTCTCTTAGTTATTATTCAACGTACTTTGTAGTATTCCCAAGCGGTTGTATTCAGTCTACTACTAGCGGAAACTGGGCAGGAACATCGAGTTATTTTTTTACAACAGCGATAGCTACTGGAGCACCAGCAGGAAGATGGTTAGTTGCCGGCTCAAATGGTAACATTCTTTCTTCAAGCGATAACGGTGTTACATGGAATTTTGTTGGATCTGCCGGCAACTGGTTAAATGGCGTAATTACCGGCGCAGCTATAGCAGGTGGAGTTATAGTTATAGTAGGAAACAACAGTGGTAACACGACAACTACTTCCTTTTCTTATACTGGAGATTTTTTAAATTGGAATGCGGTTAATCTACTTCAAAGTGCTGAATATACTAGTGTAGCCTACGGAAACGGAGTTTGGGCAATGGCAAGTCAAACTGGGCAAATTGTTATTTTATCAAGTTTTACCGGTTCAACAGCAACCACCAATGGAAGCGGTTATAATAACGTTGGATTTTGCGAAGCTAGCCAATACTTTTTCCTACAAACCACTAATGGTATATTCAGATTTACTGGGGTAGATGCCCCCAGCCTTGTTCAGGTATACACAGCATCAAACGTACTAACGTATGCTGTAGGTGGCCCAGGAATACGCAACAACACAATTATGTTTGCGCTACAATACGGAATTCTTAGAAGCGCAGACGGTGGCGCAACTTGGACGTTGATTACTACACCTGTAACAATTTCGGGTAGTGCAGATTGTCGGGGAGTAGCGTGGGTCACTGGAACCGTATGGATTGCTATAATATATTCAAGTGCAGCCAGTACTAACTATTGTTATAGTTCTGACGACGGCGCAACATGGTCAATTCTAAGCGGAGGCCCTAATATTAGTTGGTGGTCGTGTGTGGGCAGTAACGGAGTAAATGGCGCCATGGTTAGAGATATCGGTATCCAAAGCGGCAACTGTTATTGGACACCGGACGGAATCAATTGGAGTACAGGAACCTCAAGCAGCCAACCATATGCCGCAAAATTATTAGCTTATATTCCTAACTGGAACCCAACTACATCACCAACTATGATTGTTACATCAAGAACATCTAGTACAGCATCTGGGCAAAATATATCCAGTGGTGTGTTATCTAGTCCAGATGTCTATATTTGGAGTAGATCAAGTACCAATTATATAGGTGCGTATATAACATTTAAGGGTGTAAATACTACCCAGTTATTAGGAGGTGGCACTTCTGAGCTTGGCACATACTTTAGTTTTACTTCTACAGGAGTAACTTGCACAACTACTTTTGATAGTAATAGTTATACCTATAATGACACATTCTTTAAAAATATAGTTGGACAATTTCAAACTGGCAGCTACACCGGCGATAATAGTCAAGCTAGAGCAATAACACACTACTTGGGAATAGCACCTGATGTTATTTGTGTTATTCCTAGAACTGGCAACGGTGCTAAATCTTGGTGGCAGCGAGGAATTTGTTATGAAAGTGCCAACGATAAAACAACTTTTACTACTTCCCGTAAAGGCACGCATTTAAATTTAGCATCTAATGTTGCATTAATCACATCAAACGGTTATTTTGGGGATACTAGCACATCTACTAATACATCTTTAGTTTCTCAACCAACTCAATTTTTAGTAGGTACAAGCAATAATAGCACAGGTATAAACTACGAATGGTTTGCATTTTGCCGAGTGCCGGGAGTTTGCAATATCGGAACATATATAGGCAGCGCGGGATCCAGTCGTGATTTATTTCATGGGTTTAGTGCAGGTGTTCGGTTTATAATGATCAAAGCAATAAGCACTAGTGGAGAGTGGTGGACCTGGGACACTACTAGAGGTCTTACCAGTGCGTCCGCTACTTTTGACGATCATCAGGCCTGGTCACGTATTGATCAAGTCGCATCATCTGATGATTTAATAAACAACAGTTCTAGAACAATTACTATTAATGGTAACGTTACTACAGCCCTTAATGGTTCTGGTACTGTTTATCTATGGGTGGCATTTGCCTTATAATTATGAAAGCATATATTTACAGTAAACAATTGGATCAAACCTTATCCTTAATAAGTTCGGGGGTAGAAATGGTCTTTGATAGTCGAGAATCTGCCCTAGCTCAAGCAGTCAAAGTAGCGGGTGAGTTCAACAATGTTAACTACCTAGAAGTCCACGACTGGGAACCCAAGTGCGAATAAATATACTATTATTTAGAGGAACACCATGGGAGTTATAACACGAGGGTTAATTACAAAAAGTATTGTTGCACCAACTCAACCAATATATTTTGTAGGCACTACATCAGGGTTTAATACACCTTTTGCTACCACTGTGGCAACTACACAAACGCCAACATTTACCACTCCCGGTGATCTATTGATCTATACAACAGTTTGTGCTACATTTGGCGGTGTATCGCAGTACTGGACACCACCGGCAGGCTGGACTGAAGTTTTAGATAACGGCAGTCCGGGTCCTATTTCAAGTATAGGATGGAAAATAGCTACAGCCACCGACGCAGGCGCCACATGGACTAGCTCAGCGGCAGCTGATTTGCGTGTTGCTCTAGTTAATTTTAGAAACGCAACTATTGATGTAGTAGGCTCTTTTGGGTCTAGTGCTACTAACGCAAATACCATAACGATTCCTGGTATTACAACAACAGTGGCCAACACCATGCTGGTTGCCATAATTATGAGTAGTAATGCCACCGGATCATTAGCATTGCCCGTAGGCAACTGGGTTACCAACACCTATATCACTGGTTCTGCAGGTCTAGCGATCTTTTCAACTCTACAAGCTACCGCAGGCGCCACTGGCAATATAACCGCAAACTTTACCGGTGCCACTGGCGGCCACTGGGGTGCGCTACTTAGCATTAAACCAAAGTAATGATATGGGCGTGATATTATCAGGTGTTAGTACTCGAGGACTGAGAGGTTATAATTATCCTATAATTGCCACGGGACTGCGACTTATGTTAGACGCAGGTGATCCGGTTAGTTATCCAGGATCAGGAACCAGTTGGCTAGATCGTAGCGGTACCAGTGCGGCCAGCACCATATCTGGGACCTATGCCTATGATGCTAGTACATACACGCAGCCAATTCTCACCCTAAACAACTCGGGATCAGCCAGTGACGGGCGAGTAGTAGTGACCACTCAGGATCTAAATGCTCTGGCACAGACCTATAACTTTACAGTGATGTTTGCCGCTAGAAAGCGCTACTACGGACTGCTGGGTAATCTTAACGGTAATACGGAAATATTCCAAGGTGTCAACAACGGTTATACTTTTGGCTGGCGCATAGGTGAGAACAATCAAGGAACTCCAGGCGGGGCCTTTTCAGGAACGCACTCGTGGTACTTGGGTTTTAATGATGCCGTGACCAGTGTTACTGCCAATGACACACAGGCCAATAGAATGTGTATTGTGGCTTTTACAGTCAGCTCAACAACCCTAACCGCTTTTTGTAACGGTACCTTTGCTACTACTGCAAACCCACAGACCTATGTAGGCGGTACAAGCGCACCTCAGATATCTTTTACCAGTGCAGGTGCAGGGTCATTTAACGGCGACCTAGGCTTTTTTGCCATATACAACAGAGCATTAACGCAAGCTGAAATCAAACAAAACTACAATACCATGTGTGGCAGATACGGGCTAGCACCATTAACTCTATGGTCTACAGACGGTTCTAGCTTATCAGGTTGGACTAACAATGGTGTTAGTATAAACGCTAGTATAGGCAAACCTACACCCAGTTTTTCAACTACAACAACCAATGCTTATGCTTATATTCAACCAGCTGGCATTACTACATTTGTCAACAAGACTATCATTGTGGACATGCAAACCAATGCCAGTCTAATGAATTTTTACTTTGGCTGTAACAGTACAGGTGCAGGCAACATGGTTAGGATTGAAACTCGTGGCCTGGGCAACTACAGCGGTTTTGCTACAACAGGCACTTGGCTCAGTTGGAGCCCTCCGTATGCGGGTATAGTAAGCCATCAACAGGGCGTTTGGTACAGAGTTAAGATACAGATCTTCAACACCAACCCGGGAGGTATGACATGGTATGTAGATGGTGTTTATGCAGGCACAGGCACCTTTATAGACAACGGCGGCTATATTGGCCTACAGCATGACGGACTAGGCGGAACCAACTACTGGGACAATATTCAAATCATTGACGGGATAGCCTAATGGGACTAATTTTTAAAAATCTCAGTGTAAAAAATTACACAGCAAAGACAACACCAGTTAGTATCAATCCTACGTTTGCGTCTGCACCTTTTAGAACAAGTTATCAAGCCACTCCAAAGAATTTGGCTCTTTGGTATGCAAGTCCAAGTGACTCACAGTACATTGCAGCCGCGGCAGCAACAGCGGGTAATATTGTCTCGTTCGTTCAAAGCACTGTTGAGTACCGCGGAGTAGTGGCAACAGTTGCCACTTCAACTAACACAATCTACGGCCCAACAGCCTACGTAGTGACATTTACATTCTCAGGCGCCGCACCCACATATACACTACCAGCTGTAGACGGAACTCCGGATATTACGCCAGTGAACTTGATCTAATGCTGAGACTTGATCGCGGAGCGCGGAAAATTTTCCAAGCCCGCGAAGCGGCAGCGGTAAAACGCGAAACCAAGCGTTACAGCCTAGTGCCTCTTATGGGTCTAAAGGTAATCCAGTGGCTAGATCTAACGTGGGATCCACATGATGAGCGCACTCGCCAAACCTCAGTAAAAACTCTGTAAGCACTGTACCTTCTGGCACCCAAAACCGTGTACGGTTCAAGTGTACTTCTACAGCTAGTCTATGATCTCGAATAAAGTCAAACAGTTCAGTGGCCCGTGGATCTCTGTTGAATATATAGTAGTGACGCATAATACAATCCTTGTTATAACGTATATATGCACTAGGGCTCAGTTGGGTAGCGAGTATAGATATAGTAACCTACTAGAGCGCCTATGCTGACACTGACAAACAAGCTGGGCACAAAGGCAATCTGTACTAGATTGTTTACACTGGCAGCAGTCCAAAAAGAGCCCGCACGACGGTTAAATTCAGCTTGCTCTACAAGTGGACGATCTTCATAGTAGCTGATAAGCGCAACTTTGGTTAGGATAGTGCCCCAAACGCCCAAAGGATTAAGCTCACGACCTCCTAGATGTTCTACAGCGTAGAGAGTGGTAACTGTGTCATATACGGCAGCTTCACGAGCAGTGGGATATGTTGTACAAGAGCATAAACTGAGTACAAGTAGAATGGCAAGGATCAAGCGCATATGGTATTTAACGATAGACAACTATTTGGGCCCGAATGGGTTCTGGGCCGGGAAAAATTACCTGCGCAAAAAAAATTTGAGGAGTACTTAGAGGTCTGGTAGACCTCATTTTCGCTCTGCTCAAATGGGTCCTAGGGAGTTAAAAAATTGCCGCGCACTAATTTAGACTGAAGTACTTTTCCTTTCAGCCTGGTGATTTTGCACCTATATACCATGAAATTTAGAGTGGAAAAAATTGAATGCGCTGTTGTAATAAAACAACAGTTTATCATTTACATGCCCCGACCCCCCACCCAGTCTCCCCACTACCGGCCAGCCTCGAGATCAAAAGAAAATCCTCTGGCTACCGGGAGCGAATCGGATTTATGCCAGAGGACCAAGTTGGCTAGATAGCTCTCTAGCCTGAGGAACAGCTTACCGGGAGCGAATCGTTGGGCTGTTCTGTGTGCAGGGCTAGCACTATGCTGTGCTATACCCTAGTACTAGTTAGCGCATACAGGTAACAGCCGCTACCTCTTGCCAGCGCTGTGGGAAGCTAACACGCAGGTCTGCTAGCTTGAGCACCATACGCAGGGACAGCTCACGTAACCTGCCCTTGTTCACGTTGATGAACTCCAACAGGTCTGCTTGCTCTTCAGCTGTCATTTCATACTTGTCCAGCATGCCATCGCCTACGATCTGACGGATACGTAACAGCTTCTCACGCTCTGTATCAATAGTCAAGTCCAAGTAGTGGCAGCGGCTCTCTAGTGCTTCCAAGTGATCTTTCAGCTTCTTGCTCTTCACATGCTCAAACTTGATGTTGGTAATAAAGATAGCACCGCCCTTGAACTCGAATGAGCCTGGGATGCCTTCTTGACGGAGCAAGCGGCTGTCAGTGTTCCAATGGATCATACGCTTTGAACCTGAGTCCAATGCTGCCTTTAGAATGTTCAAGCTGAGATCATCAAGCAGTACTGAGTCGCAGTCATCAAACACTAGAATGTTCTTGGGATCACTGTAGGCAAACAGTTTGGCATACAAGCCCAAGGCACTCATTGCACCCTTGACAACTTCGTACTTCTTCAGCTTCTGATCGTTAGCCACATTGGCGAACACATCGTGCTTCTCAAGTACTTTCTCAACACCAAAGCTCTTGCCCACACCTGGAGGGCCCGTAACGATCATGCTACGGATCTTACCTGCTTTGACAGCACGAGTCATGTCGTCCAGGATCTCAAAGCGTCCACGCAGGCGTTCGATGATCTCTGCGTCAGTCTCTGTGCTGACTCGTTTGTTGTTCTCTTGTGCGAGGCTAAGAACTGAACCTTTGTCTTTGGCAATACGCTGTACCATCTGTCGCTCCTTTTGTTAAGTTAAATGTCTATTATAAGGGCTTTCGCCCTGTGTGTCAATCAAGTCGGCTACCTGCATAAGCTTCGAAGCCATACTTCTGAAACACTTTGGCGGCAGCTTCTGCACCCGCTTCTAGTGTGTCTACGTTCTGCACGAACATGCCGCTGGGGTTCCAGATTTGAAACGCTTTGGTGTAGTCTTGCTTGACACCTGCCTGTTTGAGCATCTTGCCCAGTTTGGTGTTGCCTTTGACACCGTAGATGTTGGTCCAAGCAAAGCCGCAGGCGTACTGGTCCTTGCCGCCCAGCTTGTCATGGAAGAACTTCATTGCGGCTTCGTAAGCTGCCTGCTGAGCTTCTTTGACGATTTGATTGACTTGCTCTTGTGTAGTGATCTGCATAGTTTCGCTCCTATAATGTGTTGTTGAAGTAGTAATTATACAGGCTTTTGGCTAGCCTGTCAACCGCTCAATAGTACTCGTCCGCGTTGAACTCGTCGCCATAGTACTCTGCGGCTTCTTCATCGGTCATTTGGTAGTCATCACCATCCTCAAACAGCATGTCGTCTTTGAGCATCTTGTTGACAGTCTTGAGCTCAACCTGCTTGCTCAGTTGCTTCCACAGCTCGGCTTCACGTAGAGCCAGCTGTTCTTCAATGTAGCCTTTGATGGCCTTCATCATGGCAAAGTCTTTGTTGGTGCCCACGTTACAAGAGCACTCGTCGATCATGTCAAAGGTCTCTTGGAAGCTGAGTCCTTCGCCTGTGTTCTTGTTGTACTGTTTGCGGCTGGCACCCAGGAAGTTCACGGCATCTTGCAGGTCCATTGGGCGGATAAGGTCATCCCAGTTATACATAAGGTTCGCTCCTTTGTTGCTAAGTGTTGATTATACTATTTAAGCCAGCTCTTTGTCAACCAGCTTGAGCATGTTAGCAGGCACTCGCCACAGGCCCATGCCCGTATCAACTGTGACGTATTTAATGGCGATCTTTGTGACAAAGCCACGGGTCAAACGTCCTGTCTTTGAGCTGGTGAACTCGACATTGTCGCCTACACGGATGCTTCGTTTGACTTGATGCACCAGTTGGGCACGGTTCCATTTGACTGCATCAATCATGCTTCGCAGTTCAACGTCCGTCCAAGTCTGCAACATGATAGCTGAGTTAACTTCTCGAATGGTTAGCATAGGTTTGCTCCTGTGTGTGTTTAAGCTGTAATTATAGCTTCGATTACCAAAGCTGTCAAGAGGATCGCACAAAAAATCCAAAGTTCCATTGTGACATAGAACGCATAGATCAACTGATCAATCATACTGTCTCCTTACGAAAGTAGCCATAGGGCAAGCCTACCAGGTAGCAAAGGTACTCGTCGTCACCGTCTGAACCTTCTGCTTCGTGTATCCAGCGCAGGGCCATCTCATAGCTCTTAGCACCACTGGTCAACAGACCCTGCACTCGCATTTCAAAGTCGATCATAGCGGCTTCTTCGCGCTCTTTGCGAGCGATCTCTTCCTGCTCGATGACCTTGCTGAGGCTAACGAACTCAGACTCAAAGTCCGCTTCTGTCCAGCTAGAGGTATCGATGCCGCGTGGGCGGACACCGTAGGCATCCTTATACATATCCCAGAACTGGCAAGCATACTGTTCCAGAGTAGTCATCTCTTCCCAGCTTTTGAATTCGTTCATTCCTTGCTCCTTTGTGTGTCTGTATGTGTATATTATAGCAGTTTGGGCCCAGGCTGTCAACCATCAATCCCAGGATTTTTTACCGCCGTGAGCTTCATTGTACTCGTAGCCAGCGGCATAGGCTACGATCTCTGCAGGAGTCATGTCCTTGGCCTGTACGGGCTCTGAATCGTAGCTACCGCCTTCAAAGTAGTGAGGGTTGAAAGGACGGCTGTACCAGCTGTCTGCTGAGCCACGATCAAAGGGTCCACCATGGCGGCTGTCGTAGACTTGACCCTTGTACTCTATACGTTCTGCTATCATCTTCGCTCCTTATTGTCTATACTGTAAGTATAACATCGGTTTTACCACTTGTCAAGCAGATTCTTTAACTCTATATGCTACTACCTCGCCACCACCTTTGGCATGACTGCCATCGATGAGTTTGGTAAACATCTCAACGATCTCTTCTGCTTCTTGTCGTGTGCGATAGACGTTGAGTGGTTCCCAACGGTTGGGACGTGTCTTAAATTTCAGTTCTCGCTCTACAAAGTAGTTCATGCCCGCTCCTTATTGTCTATACTGTAAGTATAACACCAAAAAGAAACCCTGTCAACCGACGGGGTATTGGTCCGGCGACCAGGAATCGAACCTGGATTGATAGCTTAGAAGGCTACTGTTCTGTCCATTGAACTACCGCCAGGATTGGTGGGCCCTCCGTGAGTCGAACACGGCACCAATGGATTATGAGTCCACTGCTCTAACCAACATGAGCTAAGGGCCCGGCAAGATCAACTGAACTCTTTAACCAACTCGTATCCACTATCATCGCTGTCTTCGTAGACTGTGACAATAGCGTTGGTTTCTTTATGTATCTTTTCTGCTACTTGCAATGCCTCTTTCCGGCTTGCCGTTGTTTCAACCAGCTCTTGATGTCCGGAACCATCTTCGGTCCAGACTTCGTATTGAATCCAATTACTCATGATTGTTTAGATTGATTGCCCGGGCGTTGCACCCGGGCTCTATAGTACCTTATTAGAAAGGAGCGTCTTCGCTAGCCAGCTCAGCTGCCTTAGCACGGGCTTCTGCCAATGCTTGAGCTTCGCGTGACTTCTTGGTGTCCTTGACAGTGGTAGTCTTCGCTACCGGAGTCTTCGTTGCCTTAGCAACAGGCTTAGAGACCTTAGCCTTAGGAGCCTTCTCGTCCAAGTACTCCGCGATAGCAGCTTGAGCAGCCGCATCAGAGAACTGATCCATAGACTGGATCATCTTAATGCCTTCGTACTTGCTGACGCTGACACCAACATCTTCAAGACGAACATCAAGGTGACCATGCTTGTGCAGGACCTTAGAGCGGAGAATGTCATTCGCAAAGCGAACCTTATACTCACCATCAAGTTTGGAAACGCCAAACACGTTAAAAGTTTTATCTGTAGCCATTGTGTGCCTCTGTGTGTTAAAATTAATGCTTCTGAGCCTATCTCGTCGGCATGTTCAAATTATACAACTCTTTTGGTTAGTTGTCAACCATTTCTTCGCCTTTTGGGCAATTCCTTTTGTTGTTTTTTTACAACAGGTTTGGGTCGAATCTTTGGGTTGTTAACAGTACCAAACTCACGATCTACATAGAACCGAATCAATTCGCGTTGGATCATAGTAATCAAATCACCGTGATCCTCGTTAACAACGAACCGCACAGGACAGCGGCCCCATGCACCCGTTTGGTTAAAGTCTGCAAACCAACGTCGGTGATCTTTATCCTTAGCATCGAATACGACCCAAGGACGACCGTGGAGCTGAAGCCTACTCACTTAGATCCCGTGATCCATTTCCGGATTACGTCCTCTAAGGGTTTCCAAGAATACTCAACCTCTTTGGGCCGCACTCGTTCTTGTTGTTTCTTATCGTGAGCTTGATTCAGCTCTTTGTTTGGGTTATGAGTCATCTTGTTCTTCTTCCTTGTTTTCTTCTTCCCACATCTCCAGGTTCTCAACGATGCACATGCACTCGTCAACCTCTGGATTAATCACTTCGGCTAGTTCAGCCGCAGTCATATCCGTATAGTCCATGTAGTCATCGCCGTTCTCGTCAAAGATACCGCAGAAGCACATGCCAGACTCCCAATAGATCAACTTGACCTTAAAGCCCAAGTCCTGGAACTTCTCCATAGCCGCAATGGGCGGTGCCCATGCTGAGTCAAAGTTCATACGCAGAGCATTAGGGCCATCTTCGGTGAGCATGTCCTCACCGCCCACATCCCACTTGGTGCCCCATTCATTCACGCAGTAGTCATACCAATTGGCGTAGCCATGCTTGGCCACATTGACTTCTTCCTGTGCTACAAGATCCTTTTGCTTTTGATCTTCGTCATCACCCACACGGCCTGCCACAATGTGTAAGTCATCAGGCACTGGGCAGAACTCAGCCAACAGTTTTCCGTCAGCATAGGCCGTCTTGGCCCGCTCAATCATTGCGGGGTCTTCGTGTTCGAGAACTAGATAGTTGTTACACCAATTAGGCATATTAGACTCCCATTTCGTAAAAGGTTACTGAAGGATCAATGCTGATCAGTTCTTCTGCACAACGAGTAAGATAGCGGAACTTGTCACGCACTTGTGCGCCACGCAGTTCACCATCGCAAGTCAGATTCTCTGGACTCAGTTCGCTGTCAATGCTGTTGGCAATAGCCTGGCGATCCTGACTGTTCAACAGGCTCAAAGGCTTTTGGTTGAAGATGGCACGCCATTTGTTCTTCTGTTCTACATACTGCTCTAGTGTGCTAATGTTCATGTCTGCTCCTGTGTGTGTTTAAGTAGTAATTATACAACCAAAAGCCTACTTCGTCAACCGGAAGAACTGAATAACCTTATCAGCTTCAGGGGTATCAGTAATGCCCATGCCCTTGCGATAGCTCTCAACCAGCTCCAAACGCATCATTTCTACAATGCCTTCGCACTCGGCCCGCTCGCGTTTGGGCAGGGTTTTGATAAACTTCTCTACGTCAGACCATTCTTCAATGGACCACATGATGTCTGCTAGGACCTTTTGGCGTGGGTTCAAACCTTCCAATTTGATTTCTACAGTCATTGCTCGCGTCCTTTGTGTTTGGGTTGACGTTTAAATTTCTTCTTGCTAACCACTACCTTTGGTTTGAAGGGAGTGTTTTCAGCAAAGAGAACAAAGTGTTCTCTGTGCTTTTTGGGTAGTTTGATTATGATCTTCACTTGGTGCTCCTGTCTGTATGTGTTTATTATACAGCCAAAAGCTACAAGCGTCAAGCGCCGTTGTAGGGACTATAGATCTCGTCCTGTGGCGCTTCTGCCACACCTTGATCCTCTAGCCAATCGTATACTGTTTCAAGCGGACAATTCAATTGAGCCGCAATGGTCTTGGGACTGTACCCTTCGATGTACATCTGCTCAATGTCGTATGCTAGTTCTGCCATTTTACTCATCAAAACACTCCTCACCTAGTTGTTCTACAGTTTCAATTACCACACCCAAGTCAACGATTCGGGCTGACTGATCTTCGTTTGATACACCCTGGAACGCTGTGCGGAACGATTGGAACTCGCCTAGGAAGTCCAAGACGTCTTCGCGTTCCCATGTGTCAGGCACTTCAAGTTCCTGCATCAGCTCTGTGCGTACAATTACTTTCTTCATATGCTACTCCGATAGGTAAGAGATTAAGTTTTCACGGGGGACGAACTTCAACAGTTCCTCAAGGGCTGTTAAGTCGCCTCCCTCTAAGTCTTGTGCAACCTGATCCAACACTCGGTCAATTAAGTCCGACTGGGCCATGGCCCGTTTGCTTTGAAACCCTGTCATGCCGCGCACTCCTTGGGATCCAGCTTACGGATAGCAGGAGCCAACTTCAACCAACGTCCGCCGTTGCGCTTGTAGAACCACTCGCCTGACTGATAGTCGTCTGCTTTTGAGTACTTGAAGCAGTAGTAGTAGTCGCTCCATGTATAGTGCTCTTCAGCTTCTTTAAGCGTCTTAAACACTTGGAACGGAGTGTCCTCGCCTCTGTCGCGTCCGTAGAACGTAGTCATGTTGCCGTAGAGCTTGTCGTAAGTCTCGCCGTCCATTGGAACTTCAAACTGGCTAAAGGCGTGCTTCACACCAATCTCTGGACGGAGCGAGCTGATGTCACCTAGTGCTATGAGGTTGTTGACTTTGGGGCTTGCGGCATAGTGCTTTTGCAAGATAGCGCCGTTGTGCTCCAAGTAGCCATCCCAGTGGCAGTAGACTGCGCGGACTGTTTTGTTGTAGGGATTTTGGATTGCGATCATTGAACGTGTACCCATTTCAGCTCCTAGTGTGTTTGTGTATGTGTTAATTATAGCGTCTTTTGGCTTACTCGTCAACCTCAGACTCGCAAAGCCCGTCCTTTTCCATCAAGCATTCAAGCGCATCACGCACCCGCTCGCTAGTGTCTAAGTAGATGACAAAGTCTCCCAGCTTGCGTACATCTTCTTCGTCGATGTACTCAAAGCCACCATAATAATTGTAGCCACGTGAGTTAGCGTCTGTGACTACGATGCAGTCGTTGTTCTCGCCAACCCAAGCACGGCCGCATCGCACATCCAAGCCCAGCTCAGTAGCACTAACCAAGCGCAGGCCCTG